TCACAGTACCGTCTCGAGACAAGTTTACCCCCATCAAAGTGTTACCAACTTTCTTAGCCAAACTTTACTGCCCTCCAAAATAAGACGAACCTTCCATAGCGATCCAATATGTAATTGATCCATCTGTTAAACTAAACTGTGCCAATCTCTGTGTTGAAATAGACACGTCGTAAGCACCAGCAATCATTTTTAGATTCTCTACTTTGAATACAGCTTTGAACTGCTCGGTCGTCTTACCGACTTCATACGAGAACTGATGTGCTGTTGTGTTCTTGGTATTGTTAGCAACAACCTTAATATTTTCTCCATCACCTTGGATGCTTAACTCAGGTAGACTCATTACTGAAGCTGCCTGTAAAAGATGCTTGAGTACCCTATCACCCAATACAAATTGTACAGGTTGGTCTGGTAGCTCTACACCCTTGTCAGGTGGTACGGTTACACTAGACTTATCCGCATAAAAGTACTGGCTGCTGGCTTTGTTATCGTCACTAATTGAAACATAGTACGTATCAAAATCAAAGTCAGGTTCGTTGAACAAACTAACAACACCAAGAAACTCACTCAGATCGTATATAGCAAACTCTCTAGGAAACTCCTCTTGTACAGTTGCCTGAGCAAGAACAGTTTTGCTTATAGATGTCGTACGAATAACATTACCCTTAGATACACAAAGGGTAGGGTTGATCGTAGAGAAGTTCTTAAGAACCTGACAAGTACGTTGTGTTAGTTTCATCGCTTGACCCTGTTAACCTTTTCTACATCGGCTGTAGGTGATGCACCTACTTGCGCTAGCGCTGCTAAGGAGCCTCCGAAAAAGTATGATCCCATGTGGGTGGTCTTCATCCACGGACACAACCATACCTTAATACCAGCACGGTGTGCCCATTGGCAGAACATATAATCTTCAGACAGATATCGATTAGAGTAATCCTCCCGATCAATGCCTGTCTTGCTATCCTTAACAAAATCGATTACATCTTCAGGCTTAGCGTCAGGATTATCCTCAAAGAACTTTGTAAGTTCTGGTACCATGTTGGTATTCTTATCGTCAATCAATGCATCAAAGTATGCTATGATTTCTCGGCTACCATCAAAGTTCTTAGTCCGCACATGGTCTGGTAGATAAGACATATGTGGATACTTTGTAGCAAACTTTTCGAATGCTCGACGCTGGATCATCATAAATCCAGTACCACCTTCCAATACCTGCACTGGCTCATTGATAGCAAAGCTACCAGAGCCCTCAATAGGATTGAATACAAAGTCTCCTACAAAGTTCTCAAGCATGTTAGGTTGTTCGTCCGCATACCCTTTGTCTACTGCATCTTTAATCTTTTCCCAAGCAATGGTCTTTTTAGGATAAGGAGCACACATAATATCATAATCGCTGTCTTCATCCATCAATGCTAACATTGCCATTACATCGTTGTAATCAAAACCGATGTCGCTGTCCAAGAAAATCATATGAGTACAATCACTACGTAGGAACTCATCAACACAATAGTTACGAGCTCGTGTGATCAACGACTCGTTAAACAAGTAGAAGAATACAACCTCTACACCATACTTTGCTGAAATGATTGCAAGGTCTGTTGATGCTTTTGTATAGGTTCCAGCGCACATGCCACCGTACATTGGAGTACACACCATCAACTTCCGCTTGCGCAACTCATTAATATCTACTTCAACTTCCACTATTATGCTCCGTATTTTTTATCATGTGTTTTGCCGGACCCATAATCACCATCATATTGATTAAGAGCTTCAGCCTCAAATAATAAGAATTGTCCTACCCTTGTACCACGTTGTATCATCATAGGACCATTATTGATATGAAGTACTCCTGCCATTACTCCCTCATATCCTGAATCATACAATCCGGATGTAATAAAGCAGCCATTGCGATTAAGACTCGACCTCGTGATTACCCATCCTGCCTCATTAGCACCTATACAAACAGTGCCTTCCATAACTACCTCATAGCTACCTGGATCAAGTCTCCACCATCCGTCTTCATCTGGTTCAATCTCTTTAGTCTCACGATGGCGCTTATCGTCCTCACTAATGACAAACGTCTGACTAAACATTCGAAACAACTTGTCGATGCGGAGATCAATTGCATTCGGTTGTACTTGGACTTGATCGAACCTAGATAGTGTCGACTGTGAGCGGGTTCCCGCTAAATGTAGCATCACTTTGCTCCTGTGTAAAGTACCATAACAAAACAATATAATGAATTGCCTTAAGCAAATCCTTCTTATTGTGTCCTTCTTTCTTACCGTAACGCATCAGATACTTGATAGCAGTATCGCGACAGGTAGTGTCGACAGAGCCAAGTGTCTGCCACACATCAATAGTCTGGATATTGTTCTGCTCTCTACCAGCTAGCTCACCAACATAGTGTCCAGCATACGTAGACTCAAGATAGGTCAGTGCTTCGCCAAGAATCTTGTCTTCATTAAATCTAAACTTTTCGCTCATGTCCTCTCACACATATCATTAATATAATTCATATTAGAAATAGCTAGATCAGTCAGTGAATTATCTTCGCATTTGTGATCAAAGTCAACTTCCTTTTCAAACTTACCGTCAATTAATCCTGTAGGAGAACTATCAAACTTGATTCCATTCAACCCAGCCCAAATCCCAGCACTACTGTCCCACGTATCAATCGGGAAATGTTTCACTAGTTCGATTTCGTTTGGACCGTCTACCATACCAAGCATATGAATTTTCTTGTTGTTAATGGAGCAGTTGGCAAAGAAGCCCAGTCGATTAAGTTTAGTCATCATCTTCCAACGACTGACAAACCGTTGTAGCTTGTTGTCCTTTTCAACTCCATAAGCATTAGGAATACCTAAAATAGACATACCAATATAATCTACGTGATGTATTCTTGATGCCCACATACAGGTCTCAAGATAGTCTCTGAAGTCACCAACATTGGACTGCGGTACAAAGAAAGTACCAAACCCTGCTTCACGTAACTGCGGTGCCATATAGCACGCTGATGTTATTGTTCTCGATCCTGGCTCACCGGGATAGTCTGACATCACAATATAGTCAGCGCCTACCTTCTCACCCATCTCAATCAATTTTTCTGATGGGTACATCGGACGTCCTTGTTTATACATCTCGAAGGCACTGTTGTCCAAGATGTAAGTAATGTTACCACTGGTCTTCTTTAGACTAGCATAGAACTCTGTGTAATTTGGATCGTCTTCTACTAGGTGAGCAAGTAATAGATGTACTTTCTGGTGTCGTACAAGATCGAGGTGTGGCGTTGGTGCTATATGGCAAAAGTCAATCATTTACTTCTCCATAGTGTGGTGCAACAATATTAAGATGAATGCTAGGTATATCGGTGCGAACAACAACACTTTGTCTATTTCAGTCATAGTAACAAGTAGCTCCGTTTTCTCCATCTTCACTAACTGTAATGGTCAGCTTACGACCAGGGTATTGGCCGTGAATATAACCGGCCAGGTCATCGGCAAGCATTTCACAAGACTTATAATCTAGCTGAAGAGTGCCACCATAATCAATCTCATACAAATCTTCTAGCTCTCGTTTAAACAGAATAAACTCAATGTCTCGATCATCATGGAATACTTCAATTGCAACCGTGAAATGAAAGATGTGACGGTGAGGGTGTCTTAGAAACTCAACACCTTCTGGTGCTTGTGGATAACAATGGATACCTTCCTTTCGAAAAGTAACCCAAATCGTTTTATATGACATTATTTAAACCATCCTGCTAAAATATAACGCTCACCACTAATAACAGATGATACTCTGTGCTGGAAAGTACCGTTTGTAAACAGAACCATTCTACCTATTTGTGGTGTTATAAACATCTTGTCTTCAAATATGGTGTGCCCACCTTCGTACGAATCATTTAGATATACTACAAACGCTAACGCATCACCCTTGTCATAATGATTTTTCATATGAGAACCTGGCGATCTCTTCACGACTTCTAAATTGCTAATACGATACTGTATGTTAAAATCCCGTATCAACTTATCTGTGAAACTATCTGGTGTTATGGATAACGATGATGTTGTTGATGAATACTCATGGACGTATACTTTATCGCTGTTACTATCAAACATCTGTATGTAACTTTTACACGTGTCTCTATCCATGTAGTCGTCGTATACAGTAAAGTATTTCTTCATTGGTAATCTGCAAATGTACCAAAAGCAGATTTAGAAATGATATCAGGTAAGTCACTGGGACCACCTTTAGCTATCCAAGCGCTGCTTATAATATACATCATAAACTTATCAATAAAAACCATTCGCCATTGAAGATTATTCTTGCTGGTATGATCATATACACCATCAGGAACATCTACCAATAGCTTTTTATTAATATGGCGCCCACGAAAGAAATCGTCAATCGTATCTTCACCAATCAACTCACGAATGTTATCAAACTGCATTCGATACAGTGCCTTGCTGTAGCTTAATGTTGTTGTAGAATTCTTCCTTGATCGATGCGCTGTAGAACTGTCCACGCAGTACACAAGTCTGAGTTAGTGATGAGTGAGCACATACACCTCGGTTCTCCATACAACCGTGTGTACCTTGAATGTATATACCTACGTCCTCACTACCAGTAGCAGCCATAATCTCGTCAGCAATGTTACGAGTAAGTTCCTCTTGTAGGGTACCACGACGTGCGCACCACTGAGCAATACGAGCATACTTGGACAGACCAATTACCTTGACACCAGGAATGATTCCGATGTATGCGGTGCCTCGTACTGGCTGATGGTGATGTGAGCACATTGACTTTAGCTCTGCTCGTACTACAAGCATGCCCGTGTAACGGTCTTCGGAGTTATCGTTAGGAAATGCGGCTACACGAGGACGAGCATGATACCGTCCTTCCATTAGTTCGTTGATATACATCTTAGCAAGACGACGAGGAGTGTCTGCGCTGTTAGGATCTTCCGGATCAATAACCAAAGCTGTCAATACATCTTCAAATGCTAGCTCAGCTTCATCAATCAGATCTTCAAGCTCATCTGCCCCAATAAAGTCACTAATGTTATCGCCAGCCCAGTATCGCTTACCAGCTTTCTCTAACCTTTCACGAATCTTATCACTAAATCTCATCTTTTCTCCCAGGGGAACACATACCACTTATCATTATCAGCTATTTGAGCGTAGTAATCAACTGCTGTAAACTCACTGGTGCGTTTGTGTAGTAGAACCGCCACACTATACGAACCATTCCAAACATTTTTAGCGATAACTTCCGCCAGAGTGCGACCGCTATCATTAATATCATCTACAATCAAAGTGTGTTTGTCTGTCATATACTTCTCGTTGACTTGACCATCACGGGTCTGCCACATTAGAGGTACTATTGGAATATCAAGAATATGAGAAAGCTGTACACCAGGTACAAAGCCACCGCGTCCCAAAGCAACTATCTGTTCGGGCTTTCCTCTTTTGTAGCTTTTTATTTGGTGGGCAAGATCATGAATCATAACATTATAGTCACACCAACAGATGCGACTAATCACAGGTTGGGTCATATCAGCTCTTCACCCCACTCACGATGACCTTCGCGGAATGCCATATTAGATTGCGTCTCACGTACTTCTACTCGGAAGCACCACAGACGCTCTGCTTCAGCAGGACCCCAGTAGTCTGGAATATATACACCATTGACATAACGGTATAGTTGATCAGCAAGACCTTCACATCCTAACTTTGGAAGAATGGTAAGACGAGCCATCTTCTTTTGCTCGAGTACCTTATACGTCTCAAGTTCCGGATCGTCTTCTGCCACAAGCAGTGTATGATCGAACTGATCCTTGAGTACCGCTTTGAGCTCTTTGAGGCCTCCATAGTCGGCAGCCCAATTACGAGCATCAAGATCGTTAGTACCAAAATAGAACTTCATTGAGAATGAATAGCCGTGGATCAGATTACAATGAGAATCTGCTTTATACTGCCTGTATGCTACAGGAAATTCATCGACGTACTCTTTAGTAGAGACGTACTTATATGTTACTGGTTGCATGTTACGTTCCTATGACGTTACCGAACACGTGACAATGTGCTCGTGTTGAATAATTATAACCCCTCTGCAAAGACTCGACCGCAATCTTAGCTTCATGTGTCACCCCATCTTCTACTTCCAACACCAATTCTTCTTTACGAGCACCTGAACTCATAATCCAGACCGGGAATGTAGCTCCGGCATCTCGGTAGCTAAGGGTGTTAATCTTAACCTCTTGCCAAGATTCCTCACAACCGTTAACTACATACTTTAACTGACCTTTATTTGAAAAGGCACAGTAATCTCTTACCACGTCTGGTCTAATAGCCTTCTTTGGCTTTTCACCTGCTGTAGACCACAGCTTGGGAGATACAGACCAGAACCACTCCCCACCACGTTTTGCATAGTAGTCAAGGAACTCTCTCATGTCAGGTTCCAATGACTTTGTACCATTAGTTTCTACTGTTATGTACATTGGAAAGTTACCACGTCTCTCAAACTCTTGCATGATATCAATCATAGCAGCTTGACTATTCTTTAACATTGGCTCTCCACCAGTGAAAGCCATATGTACGTGTTGACCAGTTACTGGATTTAAAAACTTACCATGTGGTAGCAATGCTTCGAGCTCATCACAAATATCAGACGCACTCTTGTCGTGCATCAGGTGGCGATATCTTTTAGCCCAGGTGTATGAGCTATCACACCCTTTGTCGAACACAGGAAGGTCTTCGACTTGAGTAATATCAGTCAGATCTAGCTTCTCGTATGGAAGCTCCCAGCTATCAGGGTCTGTAGGATTGTCTTGGCCAAACCCATTACACTGCAGATTACATAAGAAGAATCTGATCCACAATGTTGCTCGGCCGGTATAGTTACCTTCGCCTTGAGGTGAGAAAAACGTTTCACTATACTTGTACGTTTGCATTACAACTCCTCATAGATACCGAGGATCTCGGCTACTAGAAATGACAAAGCAAGAACCGTTACACTTTGCATAGCAATAGCAGCAAAGCATCCGACAAGACGTACACCACTTTTAACCATGCTAATAATAAAATGAGTATCCCTTGGATCTCTTCCAACAGGCATAATTATCTCCTAATAAACACTAGAC